GGTAACTATTGCTAATCATGGGCTGTCAAACGGGGATAGAGTTTATTTAGACTTTACCTCTGGAAGCTCTGCTGATGGTCCGTATGATGTATCTAACGTTTCTACAAACACGTTTACAGTTACAGTAGCTTCAGCAACAACTAACGGCAATGTAACAATGTACGCATCCATATTAGCTGAATTTGACTGTTCTTCTGCTACGGCTTTTTATACATTTATTCCAGGCGAAGGTATTTTAGCGACAGATGGTATTTATGTTGGTTTACCAGCTTCGGTAACAACTACGCTGTTTTACGGATGACACTATGCAGCAATATGACGTTAAATCGTATCATGCTTCAGCATCTGGAATCGCTACCACAAACCCTGTACGCTTAAAAAACGTATTGGTTACTACTGGTACTGTGTCTGCAAGAAATATGGCAGTTGCAGATCCAGCGACTTCGCAATCGGGCACTTGGAGTCGTACTGGAGCACTAGTTACGGTTACGATTAACAACAATGGTTTAACAAACGGTCAACGGGTATTTTTAGATGTTGCGGCTGGAACTACCATGCGTGATGGGGTGTACGAAGTATCTAACGTAACAACTAATACATTTACAGTGACTTCAGCAACATCTGGAGTGGCTTCTGGTACAGTGACAATGTACACAAATATTTACGTTGAACTAGATACATTTAACACAATAGGTTTGCCTGTTAAGATTCCAGGCGAAGGGATTAATTGCCCTAACGGTATTTTTGTTGGGGTTGGCTCAAGCGTAACGGCAACGGTGTTCTATGGCTAAATCCCCTGCATGGACTCGCAAAGAGGGTAAGAACCCTGAAGGTGGCTTAAATGCTAAGGGGCGAGCTTCGTACAACGCAGCCAATCCTGGTAAGCCTGGACTTAAACGTCCACAACCAGAAGGTGGTTCAAGACGGGATTCCTTCTGCGCTCGCATGAAGGGCATGAAGCGTAAGCTAACCAGCGCTAAAACCGCTAACGATCCAGATAGCCGCATCAACAAGTCCCTACGGGCTTGGAACTGTAAAGAAGGTGGATCAGTTCGTGGTGGTGGCTGTGAGATTCGTGGCAAAACCAAAGGTAAGATGGTATGAATGTATTGGAACTTTGGACTGGTGGACTTACAATATTTATAGCGTTTATTGGATACGTCATGCACGAAAAGTTCAACGAATTAAAACGGATTGATATTTTATTAAATAAGACTCGTGAGGAGGTAGCACGTGATAACGTCACTAAAGCAGAAGTTGACCGCATTGTTGAACACATGGACGCAAGGTTTAACAAACTTGAAGACAAAATTGACCAACTTATTAAAAGGTAAGTAATGCCTAGCGTAAGTAAAAAGCAACACAATTTCATGGCGGCTGTGGCTAATAATCCAAAGTTTGCTAAAAAAGCAAGAGTGCCTCGCTCTGTTGGAGAAGATTTTATGGAAGCGGATAAAGGTAAAAAGTTTAGAACTGGTGGATCAACTAATCCAGCTAAAGGTAAATTTAATAGGCCACGTTCTAATCATGGGATGATGCAGTTACCAAATGTTAGTTTAGAAAGATTTAAAGGTAAAAAAGCAGGTGGTATTTTAACTAAAAATGAAAAGGTGAACGATATGAAAAAGATGAACCCAGGCATGATGGCTATGATGGCAAAAAGAAAATCTTCTATGGCTGATAAAGATATGCCTATGAAAAAAGGCGGTATGCCGATGGTAATGAAAGATGGTAAAAAAGTACCAGCGTTTGCTGCTGATGGCAAAGGCAAAATGGCTAAAGGCGGAATGGCGCACTCAGATGTAGCTAAAGACAAGCCAATGATGAAGACGGTAGCCGCTAAAGCGGTTAAAGGTCACGAAAAACGTATGCACGGCATGGCTAAAGGTGGCGGCATTGAAGTTAAAGGCAAAACCAAAGGCACAATGATTAAAATGAAATCAGGCGGCAAGGCTTGCTAAATGCCAATAGAACCTATTGACCCTTCTAAAAAAGTTGGCGATGGTAAGAGTGATAAATACACTCCTCCCAAGGAAAAGTTTGGGCCTAGCGAGTACGATAAAGCGGCGGAAAAAGTGAAGCAAAATAACGAAAAGGCTAAAGCTGAAGCACATAAAATGGCTGAAGAACAAAGAGCAAAAGTTGAGGCTGAACGCCCACGCACCTATACTGAAAGATTGCAAGACATGGGCAGACTGCCTAAAGGCGGTGGCGCAATGCCTAAGTCAAACCGTGACATTACTAAGAATTACAAATCTGGTGGCAAAGTTTCTAAAGAATTGAAAAGTGCTGGGTTTTATGCAAAAGGTACAACTAAATCAGAACGGGAAAAGATTGTTAGTAAAGTAACAACGAAACCCCAACGGCTAAGAATGGTTGAGAAACTATTTTCAGCTAAGAAGATGAAAGCTGGTGGCATGGCTTCTAAACGGGCAGACGGTATTGCTATTCGTGGCAAAACTAGAGGAAATATGGTGTAACTATGGAAATCAAACTTGGAGATATTAGTCCTTTAGCTGGTTTAATTACCAAAGAAGGAGCATTTGGAAAGTTAGCCGATTCTGGTGCTTTAGGAATTGCGGGAAAATTTGTATCAAAACATCTTAATGATGACAAAAGTGCTGACATTGCAAAGGAAGCAGCTGCAAAAGAAGTTGCTTTAAAAGATGCTGCTAATAAAGAAATGGCATCACTTGCCAGACAATATCGCTCAAAACAATCTGAGCCTACTGGTGGTGTTGAGGGATACAAATCCTATAAAAAAGGCGGTAAAGTTAAGTCTGCATCCAAACGTGCAGATGGCATTGCTATTCGTGGAAAGACAAGAGCATGAGACCAAGTCGTGGCATGGGCGCCATAATGCCTACTAAGATGCCAGGTAAGAAAACGATCAAACGCAAGGACAATCCAGAAGACGTGGAGATGTTTGCGGGTGGCGGTCTTTACGCCAATATCGCTGCCAAGAAACGCAGGATAGCTTCTGGTTCAGGCGAGAAAATGCGTAGTGCTGGTGCTAAAGGCGCTCCTAAGAAAAGTGATTTTGCAAATGCTGCTAAAACGGCTCAATACAAAGAGGGTGGTACGGTTAATAAAGCTGGTAACTATACGCAACCTGGTATGCGTAAGGCTTTATTTAATAGTATTAAAGCATCGGCTACGCATGGTACGGCAGCGGGTCAATGGTCAGCAAGAAAAGCACAGCTCCTAGCTAAACGTTATAAAGAAAAAGGCGGCGGGTACAAGTGAAATGGTCAGACAAACGCAAAAAGTCGATCAACTGCGACAGCCCAAAGGGGTTCTCGGAGAAGGCTCATTGTGCGTCAAAGAAGAAGATGGCAGGGGGTGGTTTAGCAAAATCACAGCAATCTTTAAAATCTTGGGGAGACCAAGACTGGCAGACCAAGTCAGGCAAGAAGTCGTCCGAGACGGGCGAAAGGTATCTCCCAAAGAAAGCAATACAAGCATTAAGTCCACAAGAGTACGCAGCAACAACACGAGCAAAGCGGGCGGGAAAAGCACAGGGAAAACAGTTCGTGCCGCAGCCCAAAAAGGTAAAAGCAAAAGTAAAACCATATAGGAAGATATGAGTACTTCTGGAACTACAACCTTTAACTTAGACCTCAACAACCTCATTGAAGAGGCTTTTGAGCGTTGTGGTACGGAATTGCGTACGGGTTACGATATGCGGACTGCCCGCAGATCCTTGAACCTATTGACGGTTGAGTGGGCGAATCGTGGTATTAATCTATGGACTATTGAACAGGGACAAATTGCCATGGTTACTGGGCAAGGGATTTATCCTATTCCAGTCAATACAATTGACCTTTTAGATCATGTAGTTCGCCAGAATAACGGTGTTACCAGCAACCAGATTGACATCAACATTACTCGTATCTCTGAGTCTACCTACTCGACTATCCCCAATAAATTAACTACTGGGCGTCCTATTCAGGTCTGGTTTAATCGCCAATCAGGACAGTCTAATGCGACCGCTGTGACCTTAAACGGCACAATTGATGCTGTGACCACATCTATCACAGTTAGTGATGCCAGCGCCCTTCCTATCGGTGGCTTTGTCAAGATTGACAATGAGACAATTAGCTATGCTAACGTTATTGGTAACGTCCTAACAAATTGCTACCGTGGTCAAAACGGAACTACAGCTGCAAGCCATACGACAGGTGCAGCCCTTACAGTACAGAACCTTCCTTCTATTAATGTATGGCCCACACCCGATGCTGGTGGTGGTCCTTATACCTTTGTGTACTGGAGGTTGCGTAGGATTCAAGATGCTGGATCTAATGGAACGGTAGAGCCTGATATTCCCTTTCGCCTATTACCTTGTATGGTGGCTGGATTGGCTTTCTATATGGCTCAAAAGCTACCAGA